AGCCGCCGTCCAAGTATAATGGATAATCTGGGATATGTCAAGAAGTTTATTTGCATTTAATTAAAATAAATATCTTGATTATTAATTATCCTATGTTATATTGGATTTATTAATTAGTAGCTTATATTACTGAAGAGGTTGCGGTGAAAATTAAAGGGACAACTTCTGGTTGTGTTTTAAATTTTTAAATTTTTAAACATTATCTACAACCAGAACTGATCCCTGATCCAGACGGTAAATCGAGATGCTAGCTAAGAAACCTATCTGGATCTGGGATTAGTTGGGAATAAACCAGAACGGAGCCTGTTTACAGGTGCAAAGCCAACTGATCCCTGATCTCTTACCCAGCATCCCATAAGAACGCTGGACCTGTAAGGGATCTGGGATCAGATCCATTGGGTAGTAAGTTCAGCTATTGCTTAAGAACTGGGAAGATGGAACTGATCCCTGATCTATTGGGCTATTGGTTTGATCCCGATGTTACCGATGGATCTGGGATCAGTTGTGATTACAGGCACTATCGATATGCAGAAGCTGTAATTGAGAAGATAGTGTTGCGCGACAGCTGATCCCTGATCCAATACAACGATGGGTTTAACTCGTCAAACCGCTATTGGATCTGGGATCAGTAACTATTAGTGCCGATGACCTGCAGTCAGTTGGTGTGAAGAGTTACTGGTCATTGAGCAACGGTTGACTGCTTCGAGGGGCGCGCACCCATCAACCACAAGAAAAAAATTTTTTCTTAAAAAAAATAATCAACAAGCAACAAGCAACAAGCGGGAGGGTGGGCCCACGAATTTTCAAGCGGCAGTTTAGAATGATTCTAAAAAATAATAGTTGACAAATAAAAATAAGGGATTATATTGGATGTTATGTTAAAGAAAGAACTAGAAAAAATTGTTGGAGGGCTGTCTAAGCCTTCTAAGATGCCGGGCCCAGCTTATAACCTGCCCGCATCAAAATGTATAACTGGCTCGAAGCTGGTAAAAATTAAAGGTTCAGTTTGTGAAGGCTGTTACGCCCTAAAAGGTCGATATAGATTTCCAAATGTACAGGCAGCTCTCGAGCGTAGACTTAAAGCAATTGAAAGCCCGCTGTGGGTTGATGCAATGATACAATTGATCAAGCCGCATAAAGAATTCAGATGGCACGATAGCGGAGATATACAGAGCCTGGAGCATCTTCAAAATATTTTTAGAATTTGCAGGAAGACACCAGA